TGAATTATGTAAGATGTCCCCACTGTTGGGGAAAAGTATATCGTTCGAATGCTATTCTACAAAATACTTCTGAAGATACCACCGGAAAAAATGAGCCGTCTGTTGACACTCAAGAAAAGAATGACGGGGAAAATGGGAACGATGAAGTAACGTCTAAAGCCGCTGATAATGGCACTTTATTCGATTTCAAAAGTTTGAATAGCTGTTTCGAGAATAAATAACTTAAAATTTAAATTTTATGCCAATTAGAAAATTTACAGTATCAGATTTTAATCTGAAAACGGACGGCTTGCCGGCAGAACAGAAGGCGTTTATGGAAAACATCGTCGGCATGATGTGTGAAGTAGTAAACAAGTCCCTTGAAGGAATTGCATCACCGGATGAGGTATCAAAACAGTTTGACGATATTAATAAATTGCTGAAATCCTATGACAATGAGAAGTTCCAGCAATTGGTTAAAGACAATGAAGAACTCGTTGCCCAAGTAAAGACCCTTGGAGAAAGTATTGAGAAAATGAAACAAAAGGGCTTGTCTATGAATGCTATCAACAAGTTCGATGAGAAGTTGAACGAGATGCTTGATTCTGAAAAATTCAGAGATTTCGCAGAAGGAAAAACACGCAAATCAGGAGAATTTGACGGTTTCTCCTTGAAAGATGTCGTTTCCATGACTGACAATTACACCGGTGATTTGTTGATTACTCAACAACAGAAACGTGTTGTGACTCAGGTTGCCAACAAAAAGTTGCATATGCGTGATGTATTAACGACGCTGACAGCTGATCCTGCATATCCTCAACTCGCCTATGCGCAAGTATATGCTTTCAACCGCAATGCCCGTTTTGTAACAGAGAACGGTCGTTTGCCTGAATCAAGCATCAAGGTAAAAGAGATACAGACAGGAACTAAGCGCCTTGGTACTCATATCCGTATCTCAAAACGTATGTTGAAATCAAGAGTGTACATTCGTTCCTACATCTTGAACATGCTTCCTGAAGCTGTTTGGATGGCAGAAGACTGGAACATTTTGTTTGGTGACGGTAATGGTGAGAATTTGCTTGGTATTATTAATAATACTGGGGTGACTTCTGTAGAGAAGATTATTAGTACAGCCATTGTTACAGGTGCCGCCGGTGCTGTAAAAGCTATTACCGGATATAACGGTGATAAGGATGTGATTGTAGAGTTTGCAGAACCACAGGATTTGATTCTTGATGGAATGAGCATCACGTTCGCTGGTGCCGCTGTTCTTACAGAACTGAACAAAACACACGCTCTTGTGAAAATGGAAGATGGTCGTATCCTTATTCCTGGCGTCGCGTTCTCCGGTGCTGAAACGGCTACGGATAAAATGACATTCAGTGTTCATGAAGCCGGCTTTAAGAACATTGAGGAACCCAACTCTGAAGATGTAGTGAAAACAGCTTTCGCCGCAATGACATATGCCCAGTATTTCCCGAATGCTATTATTCTTAATCCAATGACTGTTAACGGTATGGAATCAGAGAAAGATACGACAGGACGTAATCTTGGTATCGTTAAAATGGTTGATGGGGTGAAATATATTGCCGGTCGCCCGATTATCGAGTACGGTGGTATTCTTCCCGGTAAGTATCTTTTGGGTGACTTCAACCAAGCCGCAAATTTGGTTGATTATACCACTTTGACACTTGAATGGGCTGAAGATGTGGAGACCAAGCTTTGCAACGAGGTTGTGCTGATGGCACAAGAAGAAGTTATCTTCCCGATTTATATGCCATGGGCTTTCGCTTATGGGGATTTGGCCGCATTGAAGACTGCAATAACTAAAGCGTAGGATTATGGATTACATACTTAGAGGTAACGATAAGGATGTAACCAATGTGCTTAAAGAGCAACGCATTCGGATTAATAGAGGGATGATTCAACTCATCCCTATTTCCGAATGTGGTCTTGTTACAGAAGAAGATGCCCGAAAGACATTGGAATGTATGCTTGCAGAGAAAAATGAAGAGATTGGCAGGCTTACTGCATCCATTGCAGAGAAAGATAAGACAATTGTTGAACTGACAGAAGAGCGTGAAACAATGAAAGCTCGCATTGCAGAACTTGAAGTACAGGTGCCTTCTGATGAAAAGAATCTTCCGGTTGCCGATTCAAAAGATTTGCAAGAGGAAGATGCCAAGGAGGTAACTGTTACAGATGATAAAGCCGTTTCCGTGGAAGATGAAAAGAAAACCGGGAAAGGCAAGACTTCTAAATAACTATCGCTATGTTGATTGATGTTTCATATTTTATGTCAGGTCCCAGGCATATTGAGAATGTTTCGGTCGCTGAAATGCCTTCGCCCCAATCTCTTGCTGTGAATGAGGTGATAAATGGGTATATTAAGGCATTTCAGCCCGAATTTCTCCGGAATGTTGTTGGTGTGACTCTTTCCCAAGCTATCACAGATTATTTGGAGCTTATTGAACGGGAAAAGGAAGATTCTTCAAATGAAGTTGATATTTCAGAAGAGAAAGAAGAACCCCAGTCCGGATATGCAATATTGTGCGAGAAGTTGTGTGAACCGTTCGCTGACTATGTCTTTTATCATATTCTTCGTGACGCAAACACACAGGCTACAATAACCGGGCTTGTCCGTTTGAAATGCGCTAATGAATATGTAGCTCCTTTGAAGAGACAAGTAAGCACATGGAATAGCATGGTAGAGAAGAACAAACAGTTTGTTGAATGGGCTATGTCGAATGATTGTCCTTTTGATGTGAAAATAACCAAGAATCTTTTGACCCCAATTAATGCTTTCAATTTATGATAGATTTAGATATAACAGAACTGTTTGAGGAGATTGTAAAGGAACTTCCAGAAGGGCTTGAAATCCTCTATCCAAATGGGAAAGGGGGAACTAAAGTAGTGAAGTCCCCAAGATTGAATTACATCTTCGGTAGCAGTCAATATATCAAAGATATTTTAGATGAATACAGTAAGTCTTCTGCCCAGTCTGAAAGGAAGTTTCCATTGGTTGCACTATTCACTCCAATAAGTGAAGATAGAGGTGACGCGGATTATTTTTCAAAAGCAAAGGTTTCGTTAATTATAGCATGTTCTTCTTGTAAAGAGTGGAGCAATGAGATGCGCAGAATCACATCTTTTAAAAATATCCTTCGGCCAATCTATAAACGTTTATTGGAAGTATTATATGAAGATTCTCGGTTCGACTGCGACTATGACGAAAAAGTGAAACATAGTTATTCAGAAAACTATTCATATGGCAGATACGGAGCCTATACAGATTCCGGTGAGGCTGTGAGCGAGCCGATTGATGCCATAAATATACGCTCGATGGAAATAAAAATTAATAATCTTAATTGTAGAAGAAAATGAGAAAGATTAGAACGTGTAAGGGTTCCCGGATGAACACTGGTAGTTCTGCTTGTAGCATTGACTGGAAAAAAGTCAAAGGTGCTATCTTGACAGAACATGGCGTCAAACTCCCTGCTGATATAACAGGTGAGAAGTTGCTCGAATTGTGCCATGCAGACCGTCCCGGGCGTATTTACCCTATTTTGCCATTTCTGGAGTATGCCAAGAATGGTGGAGAGCCCCAAGTTAATGCTGTAGGGTACGGTGCAAGTGAATACAACGGGCTTAGCGCTCAAACAGACACCTTCACTTTGAAGAAATTTGATGAGGTTTTGAATGCCCAGCTTCTGAAATGTGCCAATAAAGGATGGGACGTTTACTTTTGGAATCAGGATAATATGTTAATCGGTTATAATGATGACACTGATATCCTTGCCGGTATTCCGATGTCTACTGTTTACCCGACCGTGACACAGTACCCGACCAGTAGTGCTAAGTCTGCGATGACTGTTAGTTTTTCACATGAAGATGTGGAAGACAGCCAATTGCACTTTGACTACGTGCAGTTAGACTTCAATCCCAAGAATTTCGTTAAAGGCTTGGTTGATGTTGTGTTTCAAAAGTTGGAGGCCGAAAATACTTACAAAATAGTTGAAGTTGTTGGTGGTTATGACCGTACAGAAGAATTTGGCAGTCTTATTGCTGATGGTGCTGCTGAAGTTATGAATAACGTAACTTCTGCTACATATTCGGATGGTATCATTACCATTGTTCCTAAAGCCGGGGCGGTTCCTTCGTTGAAAGCTCCTTCTGTATTGTATGAAAAAGGAATTAGAGGTATCGAGCAGGTGTCATGAAGGTAGATAATGTTACGTTCGTCGAGGTTGCTGTGAAGGGCATGACGAAGGAAGAGTTTATTAATGCACACATTAAAGTCGTGTGGCAGGAACTGAAGGAAGCTGACCGCAAGAAGAAGCTCTCGGAAGTGTACGATGCGATAACTAAGTAACCGACGGGCTGGGGTGTGATTACAGCCCGGCCCGTTATATTTTTACTGTATGGCAGATTTTGATGAATTACATAGAGTTATTCATTCCATTGCATCCGGGTTTGAAGAGGAATGTATTAGGTGTATGGAAGAACATAAGAATGTGCTCGTTGATTGCATTCAGGAGCAATTATATTCCGGTCTGGACGGTACTGAACATCTATTGAATCCTGATTATGATACTGACACCTATTTTAACGAGCCCGGTCCCTGGCAGAACCGTGCGGAACAATATAAACGATGGAAGGAGAGGATAACTCCACCTCTTAGAAGTGAGATGCTTTATTTGCCACCGCGTCCGGTTGAGGTACCTAACCTCTTTATTACTGGTACTTTCTATGATAGCATAACTGCCGATAGAATTGATTCCGGGCTTCGATTCTCAACGAAAGGATTTACGGACGGTAGTTCTATTGAGAAGAAATACGGTGAGCAGATTTTAGGCATTGGTGATACAGCTAAAGAGTACTTTAATATTATGTATCTCCGTCCCTGGATGGAACGTTTCTTTTCAGAATGTGGATATCGGTAGAAAATGGCTTGTAGTTGCGAAATAAAAAAGATGCAGAGTGAACTGGAACGTATCAGTGATCTGGCAAAGAAAGCAGCTGTCTTGGATGGTTGCATGTATGTCGTTTATCAGAAAGAAGATGGTACCTATGCTTTTGATAAACTAGGAGTTGAGATAAAAGGAAAGATTGTTGAATATAGACATTACCTGTAATTATGGCAGATTTAAAATTAAAAGATTTCGTTGATGAGAGCGATTTGCAGAAATTGGTGGAGCTTGATAATACTATTGAGCGTGTGAGGGCTGATTATGCTAATGCGGCCAAAGAATTAGCAAAAGGTTTGAAACTAAATGTAGAAGGCGTTGCTGATCTTGAAAAGTTGAGTAATCTTTATAATACCCAAGCAAAAACGGCTGGTTCTGCATCTGCTGAATTAACCGAAGCCCTTAGAAGACAGTCTGAAATAACTCAAACTGTCAGTAAGAAGATAGAGGAAAAGCTAAATGTAGAGAAATTATCTGCTGCTGAACTGAAGAAACTAACCAAAGCAAACTCGGATAATGCTGTGTCCTTGGAAAAGGCTGCTAAAGCAGAAGCTAACTTGACAAAAGCGCAGAATGCCGGTAATGCTACTCGTAAGAAAGCTGTTCTATCTGAAGAAGAACGTTTGAAACTTATCAGAACTGCTATTATCTTGACTAATCAGGAAGTACATAGCCGTTCACAAGCAAAGGAAATGAATAAGCAGCTGCAAAAGGCTGTTGATGTTTTGAAAGATACGGATGAAAACTATATTCGTACACTTGCCCGTCTTAATTCTACTATTGGAATCAACACTGATTACATAAAGCGAAATTCCGATCGATATAGTCAACAGAAAATGACAATTGGTGCATACCGGGAAGAAGTAAAGGCTGCATGGGTTGAGATACAGAACGGTAATAAGTCCATGCAGAATATGGGTATTATTGCCCGGAATGCAGGAAGGATGCTTAAAACGGAGATGGCTCCTGGGCTAAGCCAAGTTAGTGCAGGATTGAAAGGATGGGCTGCTGGATATATTGGTGCACAAGCTGTTGTTGGAGGGATTGTTAAGATGTTTACGCAGCTGCGTGAAGGCGTTGGTTCCATTGTTGAATTTGAATTTGCTAATAGCAAACTTGCAGCGATTTTAGGTACGACGGCTGACAATATCAAAGAATTAACCACTGATGCGCGTCAATTAGGAGCAACAACGAAATATACAGCTGCACAAGCTACTGAACTACAAATAGAATTAGCCAAATTAGGTTTTACACGTCGTGAAATATTAGATTCGACAGGTGCCATATTACGATTCGCACAAGCAACTGGAGCTGAACTTTCGGATGCAGCCGCATTGTCTGGTGCTGCATTGAGAATGTTTAATGCTAGCACTAAAGAAACAGAACGTTATGTATCTGCTATGGCTGTTGCTACATCAAAGAGTGCCTTATCTTTTTCTTACCTAGCTACCGCCTTGCCTATTGTTGGTCCAGTTGCAAAGGCATTCAATTTCCAAATAGAAGATACTTTGGCATTGTTAGGAAAGCTTGCAGATGCAGGTTTTGATGCTTCAATGTCTGCAACAGCCACTCGTAATATTTTGTTGAATTTGGCTGATGGCAATGGCAAATTAGCTAAAGCACTTGGAGAACCTGTAAAAACATTGCCTGAGTTGGTTGCTGGTTTAAAGAAACTGAAAGAACAAGGTGTAGATTTGAATACAACTTTAGAATTAACAGATAAACGGAGTGTCGCCGCTTTCAATGCTTTTCTTACAGCTTCTGATAAAATTGTTCCATTGAGGGACCAAATTACAGGCGTGGATAAAGAACTAGCAGATATGGCAGATACCATGAGTAACAATGTTAAAGGTTCTATTGCGGGACTTTCTTCTGCGTGGGAAGCATTTATGTTATCCTTCTATGATTCCAAGGGTATAATGAAGGATGTCCTGGATTTTCTGGCAAGAGGGTTGAGGAATGTTGCTACACAGCTGAAGGGGTATTCTGAATTACAAGATGAAGCAGACAATAAGGCTGTTGCCTTTGCACAGAAAGAGATGATGAAATCTGATATTTTGGAGAAGAATGCTAGAAATATGCAGAGGTTGTATAAAGAATATATAAATTCAGGAATGTCTGCTGATGAGGCGGCCAAAAAGGCTAAAGAGGATTATATTGAAACATTGAAGTCTCGTTTGGAATATGAAAATAGTGATTATCAATTAGCTATAGATAATCGTAAGAAATTGGAAGGAGAATTGAAAGACAGGGGATTCTTTACAATTCTGACCTCATGGAGACGCACAAATAATGTCATTAAAGATGAGATCGATGTTGCAACTAAAGCTGCTGCAGGTAAGAAGGCTATTTCATCAATAACAGAATCTCTTATTGAACAACTTGATACCATTGATTTGAAAGAGAATGGTGGTACAAAGGGGAATTCAGTAAAGGTACTTACTGATAAAGAAAAACGTGAACAGGAAAAAGCTCTCAAAGAGAAGCTGAAAATTCATGAAACTTATCAGGAGTCAGAACTAGCTCTTATGGATGAGGGACTGGAGAAAGAACTTGCTAAAATTGGTGTTGCTTACTCGAAGAAGATTGCTGCCGTCAAGGGTAATAGCAAAGAGGAAATTGCTACACGTCAGAATTTAGCTAAGGAAATGCAGGAAAAGCTAGATGAGTTTACTATTAAGTATAATTCTGATCGTGAGAAGAAGGATGTTGAGAACGCTCTTGCTGTTGTAAAAAAGGGGTCCCAGGAAGAACTTGATTTGAAATTGCACCAGTTGGAATTGCAACGTGAAGCAGAAATTGATGCAGCAGAGAAAACAGGTGAAGATGTTTTTCTCATTGACGACAAATATGCAAAAAAGAAACAAGAACTTTACGAAAGACATGCATCCGATCAGGTGCAATTAATAGCAGAGAATGCAGCGCATGAGCAGGAAATCCGGGATGCTGCATATGTTATGGATACGCTTGCTCTTAAAAAACAGTTAGCTTCTAAGGAAATAACCCAGCAAGAGTATGCAGAACTTGAGTATCAGTTAAAATTAGATTATGTACGTAAAACAACCGAAGCTGCAATTGATGCGTTGGAGTTGGAGCTTCGAAACGAAAATTTGAGCGCAGAGGATAGGGCAAAGATTGCAGAGCAGTTACAGAAATTGAAAGCGGACCTTTCCCAGCAAGAAGCAGAAGCGGAAATAGATGCTATCAATAAAGTTACTAAAGCGGATGAGAAAGCACAGAAAGAACGTCAGAGGAATCTGAAAAAATGGCTTCAAACTGCATCTCAAGCAGTGGGTGCTATTGGTGATCTAGTCTCTACTATTTATGATGGTCAGATTCAGAAAATAGAAGAAGAGCAGGAAGCTAATGATGAGAAATATGATAAGGATGTAGAACGAATACAGAATCTAGCTGATTCGGGAGCAATCTCCGAAGAAGAAGCAGAAGCTCGTAAGCGTGCGGCCAAGGAAAGAACTGAAGCTAAGAATGCTGAACTTGAAAAACAAAAACAAGAAATGGCACGTAAACAAGCCATTTGGGAAAAGGCGACTAGTGTCGCTCAAGCTGGAATAGCCACTGCACTGGCAATAACTGAAGCTTTACCGAATATTCCTTTATCTATTGTTATTGGTGCCATGGGAGCAATTCAGGTTGCAACTATTCTTGCAACTCCTATTCCTTCCTATGCAGACGGTACTCAAGGTAATGATAGGCATCCCGGCGGTGCCGCTTTAGTTGGTGATGCCGGTAAACATGAAGTTATCATGTATTCTGGAAAAGCATGGATTACTCCTGATACTCCAACTTTAGTTGATATTCCTAAAGGTGCGCAAGTCTTTCCTGATGTTGATAAGGTAGATATCTCTAATTTTGATATACCGGATTGGGACTTTCCCACATTTTCACCGACATATTTTGCATCTTCTTCCGGTGACACCATTGTTTTCAATGATTATTCCCGATTAGAAAAAAGGGTTGATAGAACAAATTTCCTTTTGATGAAGAGTCTAAAAATGCAACGCCAAGATGCTTCTAACCGTGAATTTGAACTGTATAAGTTATCTAAACTGAAATAGCCATGATTGAAAGATTAAATCAGATAACATTGAGTGATTTCATTGAACTTTCATGCGGAAACTATGCTTGTTTGCTTTCGGACTGCAAATCTATGTCCGAAAGTACGCTTAAAGAGATAGCATCTAAATTGCTCATTGAATACAGAAGTATTGTTAATCCTTCAAATATGAAGGCTATGGTAATGGACAAAGAGGATATGCTGAAAGAACGTGCCAAACTATTGAGTCTTCGTATTTGTCAGGCTCTAGTTTCTCTTGGCTTTTATGATGATGTTCGTCAGGTATTGGGTCAACTAAATGTAGATACCCGAAATATGAGTGATGAACAAGTAATATCGAAGATTGATTATTTACTTCATTCTGCAATTTTTGAGCAAAAACGGAATGAGGAAAGACGCAGTGAGGAACATAAAGGAAGTAAGGCTACTCCTGAACAAATTCGTTCTTCTTTTGATGCTGAGATTGCTTTTCTAATGACATTCTTTAAAATGAGTATTGATTCTCGTGTAATTAATGCTGCTGTCTACGCAAATATCGTTCATCAAGCTGATGTTGAAATATTGATCAGAAAAAGAAGCACATGATAATATTGGTACTACATATATGCTGTAATTCGATTAATTTTTAATTAAAGCGAATTATTTCATACAGTCGTTTGTACATCTCCTTTAGAATCACAAACGACTTTTTTATGAATAGAAAAAACAGCATCCATTGTATAAATAGGCATTTATACAATGTTTTATTGTCAGAATTACGTACATTAGAGACGAAGTGTAATCGGATAACAGCAGAAGTGTCCGAGGTAAAAAAAATGATTGCCTTATTGCCCCCCGATATAGGCACTCTTATTAGTTCAATCGAGCGTTCTGCTAAGGAAATGCACGAACAAAGTATCATGCACCGGAAATATGTGGAAAGGTGCATTAATGGCGAACCGAAGATACACCTAATAAGGAGGGCTGACAATGGACTTTGAAAAGGAATTATCAGAAATATATCCTTGGATATTAAAGGTGGCAAGAAAATTCTGCTGTTCCATGCAAGATGCTGAAGACTTAGCCGGTGATACAGTTTATAAGCTACTTGTGAATCGTGATAAATTTGATTGTTCTAAACCACTTCAACCGTGGTGCCTTATTATAATGAGGAATACTTATATAATAAGATACAATAGAAATTCCCTTATACATTTTACAGGGCTTGATATGGTAGACGGAAGTGCCATTTCTAACTGTACAGCTCATTCAATACTGTTTGATGATTTGGTTTCCACAATACAACGGTGTGCTAAAAAATCCCGTTGTATTGATAGTGTGATGTATTATGCTAGTGGGTATTCTTATGATGAGATAAGTGAAATCCTGAACATTCCTGTCGGAACTGTAAGAAGTCGTATTTCATTTGGAAGAAAAATGATATTTCATGCTCTAGGTTATTAATATTGTGTGATTTTGGTTCTTATAGAAATTTATTTATATATTTGTATTATCACTAAATAAGCATGATATGGCAATATTGTTAGATAGTTTTTCATATAGAGTTAAAAAATTATCAGATGGAGTATATTTGGATAGATGGGATGGTAATACATTTCCTGAATTTATTTTACCTGAAAGATTGTATTTCATTAAGAATATAATAAACTCATTATTACTACATGATAAAATATATATACGTATTACTTCGTTAGAAGAATTTATTGAAGTATTTGGGATTGAGGCTACGAGTCTGTTAATATCCAAAGATATATTGAAAATATTAGATGGTTGGTCTTCTCCCAAAATTATGGCATTTGAGGATCAGAATTTTTCTTTTTGGAATACTCAAATTCCTTCAGATAGTGCGCGATTAAATATTATTTCTAGATTGTCGAATAGATACCGGATTTCTCAATATAGTTATTTATATCATGTATTGTATCATGAATTATTAGAGGAGGACGCATCAGGCTATTTAGATAGTATAGCACTAGATAATACTTTAGAAGATATAAATATTCCTGTGTTAAAAGCACATTTAAATCTTAAAACTGAAGATTTGTTTAATATTTGTGATGATGATGCTTTTACTATAATGAGGCTATTTATTCTTGAACGCACATTGGTTTGGTCACGTGAGTTTAGAATGAATGAAATAGGAATGGAAGGGAATGCTAAATATTGGTTAACGTTGAAAAGTGGTCGTGAATTAGATCAGTCATTGATGGGAAATATTGATCAGGTTTTAAAAAGTAAAGCTCTTCCAGATCTTTCTATTTTATATTATAAAGGGGCAATAACACTTCAAGATATATTAGAGGTCAGGGAGAATGTTCATGGAGTGAAATTCAGAGAATGGATCGCTGGGAATGATTATGATTGGAGAGAACTTCAAAATATATTAATAGCTAAGAAAGGGGAACAATTAATAACCAAATGGTTAAGATTTGGGGCTGTTACTGGACTTGGCTTATGGAATCCTTATGTGGGAATTGCAGCTGGCATTATTGATCAAGTTGTTGGGGCATTAACTAAATGGACACCTGAATTATATTTTGATGGTGTATTATCTAACAAATTTGGAAGTAAACGTTTGAGAAGTTTAAACACTTTGGATGATCATGATATAAAATAGCTATAAATAAAACGCTTTTTTCTAAAATAATATTTTATTCACTGATAGCCAGTGAATTATGTGGCGTTTTGGCAAAGTATGATTTTCAAGAATTTAGCCAACTGGGAAACCGGTTGGCTTTTTCTATATATTTGCTCGTGAACATTCAAAAAGAGTTAAAATGCTTTGTAAATATGTGCTTACCGTTGATCGTATTATCTATGAAATTCCCAAATCTTGTATTCAGAATTGGGATGAAATAAAGTTTTCCCGTAAACGCTCCAGACTTGAAGGAATAACTAGAACCTTTACTTCAAAATTCCAGTTTGTGGGAGAAGCCTATGATCTCATATTGGAGGAGTATTTGAGCAAATACCTGGCTTCTAATGCTAGTATCACCGTTTATACTATAACTAATTCTCATACTTATGAAGAATTCTTTAGTTGTCGATTGGATTTCGGTTCATTAACTTATGATGGAAATACTGTTTCTATTAATTCGATAGATGATAGTGTCGCTAATATCATAAAGGCTAACAAAGGAACGCAGTACGAATATTCGGTAGATGAGATAAAAGATGTATATCAGCTTTATTATGATTCTGTAAGTATGAATTATAGTCAACCGCATACATTAGGTGGTAATACTGTAGAAAATGATGCTTCTTTGCAATATATTGTAATTGACAAAGGAATATATGTAGAAGCTATAACATATTCGCTTCCCTTATATATTTCTGGTGGTGAACTTCCGTCACGGGATTCACCTCTTGAGTTTTATGATGCACCACAGGAATCGAAAGATGATCCAAATGTATTTGTTAAAGCCTTGTCCGACATTGATATAGTATTGAATTTTAGTTTTGAATACTATATCAGTTATAGTGATGCGTATACAACTAAAGCTGAAATTGTTCTAGGTGGGCGTTACGAAGATGGTCGTTTAGTCGAGTTGAAAAGATGGGGGTATAATAAGGGGGATGTTACCCCAAGTAATCTGAATGAATCCATCAAGATTCATCTGACTAAAGGGCAGGCTTTATTTTTTGATTTGAAGGTAACATTTAACAGAGTTAATGCTTCTACTGGCAATATTTATTTTCGTAATTTCAAATTTGAGACACGCTTTACTTCTCGAGCTAACCCTATCTATGTGGATGCAATAAGACCTATTGATGTGTTAAACCGATTGCTTAAAAGCATGAATGGTGGAAATGAAGGTATCTATGGTGAAATAGCTTCAGGTGTTGATGAAAGGTTAGATAATTGCGTGATATTAGCTGCTGAAAGTATTCGTGGAATCCCTCAAGCTAAGCTATATACTTCTTATACGAAGTTTAAAAACTGGATGGAAACAGTTTTTGGCTTTGTGCCTGTGATCAATGGTGTCACTGTTTTTTTTAAACACCGGGACAAATTGTTTAGTGATAACAATGTAAAGGATTTAAATAGCAGCTTTTCTAGTTTTGAGTATAAGGTTGATTCATCAAGAATATATTCTTTGGTTAGGGTAGGATATGATAAACAGGACTATGAAAGTATGAATGGTCGTGACGAATTCCGATTTACTACTGAATATACTACTGGCATTGATATAACTGATAATGTATTAGAGTTGATTAGCCCTTACCGTGCTGATGTTTATGGAATTGAATTCTTATCGCAAAAGAGAGGCCAAGATACAACGGATAGTGAAAGTGACAATGATGTGTTTTTTGTTTGTGCCAGTACTACATTACATGATAATGGCGGAGTACAAACATATAAAGAGTATAGGCTTATAAGGAGCGGTTGGGAAATAAGTGGTGTACTTGATCCTGAAACGATGTTTAATACCATGTATTGGCAAGGAGGCATATTGCAAGCAAATGCCGGCTATATTGGTATGTTCACTAAAAAACTATCTTATTCTTCTTCTGACGGTAATAGTGATGTTGTTGTCAATGGTATAGGAATGAAAGATGATTTTAACGTTGAAAGTGGTATTATAACTTGTGGAGATGTTTCATTCACAACTTATAATGAAGATATTCCACCAACAGATGATGAAACGATTAAAATCTTAAAAGATGATCTAGTTTACGAGGGCTACATCAAAGAGGTGAGTAGTACAGTTGAGAGAAACGAGGGAGTGAAGTATGATTTATTTGTCCGTTCAATAACAAAAGCCTAGAAATATGATTATAAGCCCGTTTACCCCACTGTTTTTTTCTCCGTCTACCGATAAATTTGGAGCGAAGAGTAAATATGTGCAATTATTCGCACGTACAGACAGGATTTTTGTTGAATTGATTTTGACAGCCAAAGAGCAGGAGCCTATAGTTTACATTAATAATCTTTTAAGTAATATATCTACACCTGTATCATTAAGCTCATGGAAGATGAATGATGATAAGATTCTTTATTTCTATAACATTTCATTGCTTCCATGTGGATACTATACTGTAACAGTTAATGGGAATACGAGTGAGATTTTTAAAGTTACGGACGATGAATGTGAGTTATCAGAAACCAGCCTTATTCAGTATTCAATGAAAGATAATAAGCAGCGTCTTGATGCTGTCTGGTGGATAGATGGGATGCAATACTTTTTTGATTTTCGCGTTCCTGGTGGTTTCAAAGATAACGGATGGACGTTCGGTGTGGATAATGAGCAGTTCGTGACCTCTGATGAGGATATTGTTGAGCTATTCAGCCACGAATATACAACAGTATTATTCACGCTTGGAAATGGGATGGGATGCCCTGTGTGGTTTGCTGAATTATTGAATCGTGTCTTATGCTGTAATTACGTCTACTTTGATGGTGTTCGATATACCAGAAAGGAAAGTAATGTTCCGGAACTTAACCAGCAAATAGAGGGATTGAAGAGTTTTGTGTTCAATCAAATGTTACAGAAGGTAAGAACGATGAATCCAGTTTTGGAATGGAATAACCAGCTTGCTATGAGGTGTGTACAAAGCGGTGCTTATAGGATAGCAGATGATGAAGGAATGCGTAGTATCAAGTATGGTTCAGAAAGTGGGGTTGCAGAGGTCGGAGCATATATCAATATGACTAAGGCTATTCCTAATACTGGAGTTTCTATTAATAGTGATACTATGGTTACTGTCAACAGTATTCATCACCCAGGTGTTGATAAAAATTCATATTGGGATTTGATTGCAATCAAGACGACTGACATAGATAACAAGTATATTGGTAGAAGAGGTTACGGTAAACTTACAGTTAATGGACTGGATAGACTAAAGAACGATTTGGACAACGGTTCGATAAATTTGCGTGCTGTACTATATAAAGGAGATTCGTATACTAACCTCATTGAAGGGAGTGTAATCAGTAGGGATGGTGTATGTGTCTTGAAAGGTATTAACGGTGGAGATATTGGTGCTCTGAAGGAGTTCCAACTTTATCTTGATAATGTCTATGATTGCGACATAGATAATCTTGGTATGACCATTGAGCTTGTATGGGTATATGAAAATGATTAAAAAAGAGAATTATGACAGAAACAGAAAAACAACAGATTATTAGCCTTGTGTTACAAGCGTTGAAGACAAACAGTCTTACAATAGAGCAACTGACTGATACAACAGAGCTATCCAAAGATATGTACGTTGAAGTTAGTGGCGGTCGGAAAATATCTATTGATTTACTTTCAAGTACCATTGCTAAAATGGTGAATGGTGATTTTGATGCATTAGTGGAGAATGTCAATAAGATTGCAAAAGATTTATCGGATGGAGACGCCGAGTTATTGAAACGTATAACAGGAGTGTCTGATAAATCCAATCCTTTGACTGACCCATTTAAAAGTATTGGCTCTTTTACTACTATTGGTAGCTTTAAAGATAAATTAAAAACAATGTATTCCGGGGATTCTTCTATTGGGAATTATCGGTGTATTTTGTCTGTTGATTCGTCTAAGATTCCTGTAAATATACAAATTGAACGGTTGGAGCTTAATAAGGTTTGTCAATCATTCACTTCGTGTATACAACTGGCTACCATGTCAGACAATGCCGAAGGTGTATATTTAGGTACAGTTTGTACAATCTCACGAATAGGTATTGTTTCCAATGAGAGTGTTACATGGGGCAAATGGACCTCTGTAATAAATGACTTTGAGGAAAGGATAGGAAAAGCGAACGGTATCGCTCCTTTGAACGAAGAAAGTAAAGTTCCTTCTGAATGTCTGCCTGAACCGTTGTCTCTTGGGGAAAGTGAAGATGAAGCCTTCCCCGGCGACCGTGGAAAGGCTTTAGAGGATGCAATGACAAATATCCCTTCCGACATAATCAAACCTGATTCATTCTCCGTCCTGTCTGACGCTTCCTATCTCAATGTATCTTTCAAAAAAGTGTCCAAAACAACCGGTAAAGAAACGGATGACAGCTTCCGTTTGCCTTCTGCTACCCTTGAACAAGCCGGCCTTTTGTCCGCCGAGGATAAGCAAGCCCTTGAGGATATGAAGAGCGGCACGCCCGCTGACGATGTAACACACCCCATCGTCATTGTTGATGAGATCCGCCCATTGAAAGACGGCTACTATACCCTTGAAACCGCTATTGCCGCCATTGTCTCCTATCAACAGGAATCTGGCGTCAAATATGAGCGAACGGGTCTCATCATTACTTACAAAACAGGCGAGTATGAAATGGAAACCCGGCAGTTCCAGGGTGCTGTGTCCGATTTTGCGACCCCTTCTCTTTGGAAACCCTTCGGGAATGGTGGTGGCAGTTCCGTTTTTGAAACTTCCGATGAACCGGCGGAAGGGGGAAAGGACGCCTTTTCAACTGGTGGCGCCTATGCCTATGTTCCGGCCAACCTCGACGTAAACGTGGAAACAGAAGGCATTGTAAAACTTCAGATGAAGAACGCTGCCGGTGAAACCCTTGGCGATGAAGTGCAGTTCGCTATCGGCACGGGTGGCGGCGGTCAAACTGGTGGTACCATTGTTGCCATTGCTTTCCAGTCGACACCTGTCTATGGCTCTTACGGCTCCACGCTACGAACCTTTGCCGCCATTCGTTCCGTGACCTCGAACGGTGTCGAATCCTCTGACAACCTGATTGAGAAACTGGAACTCGTAGACCGTGAAAGCGGGCTTACCGTCTGGACTGAAACCGTCAACAAAGCATCTTCCGGTGACATGAAGGACTTCTCCTTTGAACTGGACTTCACCACATACTTTACGGCTGCCGGTACTCGGAAATTCAAGCTGATAGCCACTGACGAAAGCGGCAACACCGGTTCCAAGAATGTCAATGTAACAGCTGTTGATATTACCTGTACCTGTGTGCAGGTGCTCAACTATACCCCTGAAACTCTGCTTACTCCGACAACTGAAAGTTTCAGCCTTCCACTCTATAAGTTCGGAAACAACACCTCTGATAAAGGTATCAGTGCCCAGGTTGACATCAAGATTAATGGTGAATGGCAATCCCTGTCTACCACCGTTGTAAATGACAACTACTCGCACTCCGTTGTAATCCGCCCTGCTTCCCTCGGCCTAGAACACGGTACCTATCCCTTGCGCATCCAAGGAACGGATGTCGCATCCGGAGTGAAAGGAAATGTCATCTACACGGCTGTCATGGTAATTGACCCGAATAGTTCCACACCTCTTGTCGCCTTGAGATACGATGATAAAAACGGTGGAGTAGTCCGACTGTACGAAACCGTAGAACTTGATGTTGCCTGTTATGACCCGTTGGAAATGACTTCACCCGTCAGCGTGAAAGCCAATAACGTGCAGGTAACACAAATTGCTGCCAGTCGTAACAAAACCTATCAGGTCAAACAACAACTGCAGGGCTACAAGGCTGACGGCACCGATACGGTCAACTATACTGCCGTATGCAAGGACGTGACTAGCGAACCTGTCCGGGTGACAGTTAGCGGTTCCGCCATTGACGCCGCCATAAAAGAAGGCGCCATCTATAACTTTGACTTCTCATCCCGTACCAATCAGGAAACTGACCATAGCATTGTCAGCGGTAATTATGAAATGAAAGTGGACGGTGCCAACTGGACTACCAACGGTTTTGGCACATTCTTGGGTGAGAACTGCCTTCGCGTAGCCGAGAATGTGGGCGTGTCATTAAACCATGCCCCGTTTGCCGGCTCGTCCATCGAATCCAACGGTGCCGCCATCCAGTTCGCTTTCGCTTCCAAGAACGTGACCGATGATGATGCCCTGCTCCTTAGCTGCTATGATGAAACGTCCGGTGCCGGCTTCTATGTCACCGGCCGGGTGGTCGGCATCTTCTGTAACAATGGTGTCGCCCGTCGTGAAGAACGCGCCTACCGGCAGGGTGAAAAGATAACCGTAGCCGTAGTTGTTGGACCTGCAAGCAACTACGTCGAACGTGACGGCACACGATATTCCATGATGAAACTCTTCCTCAACGGTGAGGAAGTCGCCTGTCTTGGTTATGTTCCGGGCGGCGGCTCCCTGATTCAAACCAAGTATATAACGATGGACGGCAAACTGGGTGATTTGTATCTTTATTACATGATGGCCTGGAACTCCTATATGGAATGGGCACAGGCGTTCAAGAACTACCTTGTCCGTCTGACCGATACAGAGGTAATGGTGAAGGAATACGCCTTTGAGGACATCCTTAAAAGCCAGACAGCCGAGGGTAGTACCCAAAGCCGCCCGTCGGCTGCCGAAATCTATTCACGCGGTATGCCTTACATTGTCGAATGCCCCTATGAAGGCTCCGATATAGAAGCACTGGACGGCACCACTTCCACCAGTACGAAGATATACATCACGCTCTATTACTTTGACCCCGAACGCCCGTGGCGTAACTTCAAGGCCGTGAGTGTCCAAACCCGCAACCAGGGAACCACCTCTGCCAAACGCCCGGTAAAGAATAAACGCTACTACCTCGCCAAGAGCAAAGGCAAAAACAAGGATACCCGAATCATCCTGCTTAATCCGGACGATACAACGGAAGAAGGGCGCCGGGCAATCGCTCTTGCCGCCATCAACAAAGTGCAGGTCGGTGATAATACAATCCCGGTCGATGTCATCACCGTAAAAGTCGATTACTCCGATTCCGGCAATGCGAACGATTGCGGCGCCTGTGAAATGATGAACGTTACTTATCGTGCCTTGGCAGGTAACTACATGACGCCCGTTCAACGTGCATTTGACGGAACATTTGACAGCGGAGACTTACACATCGAAGGCTTACAGATGAACCACTCCACTGCCAATCACCCTGTAGCCACCTACCGGTGTAAAGATGACAGTCTGCAAAATGTCTATTTCCATGCCAAAGGTAACTGGAAGGAAGATAAGGGGGAACAATTCGCCCTCGGTTTCAAGGATACCCCCGGTTATAATAAAGGCTGTCTGAATTATGGTGATTTCATCGAGTTCTTCGGTACGTCCGGCGAAACCCTTGATGCCATCGAAACGCGCTTCAAACAGACTGACGGACTCGATACGGATAGCGTGTACCTGCTTTCCCTGTATTGTGGTAGTTCATACCGGATAATGAGGTATCAGGACGGTTCCTGGAAAAAGCAATCCGGTTCCATGAAGTACGAAAACGGCAAATGGAATGTCACCGGTGATGTCCTTAACCCCGTCGAAGGCTTCGAACTTCTGAACTATCAGGGAATGGACTGGTTCCAAGGCGTTGGCTCCGTTCAGGATATGATGGCCATGAAAACGGATAAATCATCATGGGTTCAGAAACTAGTGGACGGTGGGACAATCTCTGCCGATACCTTCCCTGCATGGACCTACTATTTTGAATCACTTATTGATGACGATCAGCTCGCTATTGACTATGCTCTTGGTAAGAAAGTGCCGTATAGCCTCTACCGGTGGTTACGCTTCTGTGATTCCTGTGATTATTCCAAAGGTGGGAACTGGCAAAAAACATGGAAGGAAAACATGTATAAATACGCCTGTCCGGAAAGTGTCTTGAGTTATGATATTTTCACCGACTACCTTGCCGCCACGGATCAGCGTGCCAAGAATATGCAGCCGATGTGGTTCTTGGAAGAGTATGCTTCCGTAACGGACGGTGTGTACAGCTCCGAGGATGCCATGCGCATGTACCTGAATAAAATCTATGACTGCGATACGCTCAACAGCAAGGATAACGACGGTGGTTGCACGGTTGACGCCGAGGTGGATCCCAACCGGACGAGCGATGAAACATTCACTAACCCTTATGCTGGCTACGGCTCCGTTCTGTTTAATAACATCTATCTCCAACAAACAGTGTGGATTGACTCATCCGGTACGGAACTCTCCCTACGTACTGTTGCCGCCGCCATGCGTAACGTTCAGGCGACCATTGATGGCGTCACCCTGCACCCGTTCTCACCCGAAGGAGCTACGCATTTCTTCATTGACAAACGGCTCAAGAAATGGCAGAAACTGGTTAGTTCTTACGATGGTGAACGGAAATACATCTCCTATACCGCCACCTCTGACGCTATCTATTTCTACGCCCTCCAAGGTCTTGGACTTACCGCCCTTCCGTCCTTCATCGAAAGACGCTGGCGTATCCGGGACGGTTATTTCCAAACCGGTGATTTCTTCAGCGGTGTAATTTCCGGGCGCGTATCTTCCAAATCAAACGCCACCATCCGGATTGTCGCTGCTAAAAACGGTTACTTCGGTGTCGGCAATGACGCTAGCGGCAACCTTTCCGAAAGCTGCTTCCTTGAAGCGGGCGAAGAATATGTATTCACCAACTTCTCACATGAGGAAGGCGCCTTGCTATATATCTATCAGGCTGACCGCATGAAGCTGCTCGACCTGTCTGAAATCTCCCTGTCAAGTACGGTGAGCTTCTCCGCCATGCAACTTGTGGAAACCCTTATCTTGGGCTCTGACACCCATACAGAACAATCCATCGGTTCTTACGCACCGCTTACCTCGCTGAACTGCGGCGAAATGCCCTTCCTCGTATCACTCGATATCCGGAACACACAAATCGTTACGCTCGTTACCGACAAATGCCCACGTATCGCCCATATCAATGCGTCCGGTAGCAAACTGGAGAACATCACTCTTGCAGAGACTTCTCCGATTAATGACATCTCTCTTCCACCAACAATGACAAGCCTCCGTTTTGTCGGTCTTCCTGAACTGACCTATACCGGTCTTTCCGCCCCGTCCGGCCTGCAAATAGAATCCATGCCGAACGTCCAACGCCTGCGTCTTGAAACGTCGCCTCAACTTGACGCCATTCAGATGCTCCGTGACGTCCTCGCTTCACAAGCGGCATCCCGTAAACTTTCCATGCTCCGTATCTCGAACATGACCCTGAAGGCTGACGGCTCCGAGCTTCTTGCCATTCTCGAATATGGAGTTGCCGGAATGGATGAGGACGGCAACAGACAGGATAAACCGGTAGTCAACGGCACGTATGAACTGACAGTTATCCGTGAAACGGATGAAATCGAATCCCTTGAATCCGGTATTGACGGCCTTGTCATCCTTACCGTCATAGATGCCTACATCGACCTGATCAACTGGTTCAATAATGAGTCTTATGGCGGAGAACCGTACTACGATAACGTAACGTTGGACAACATCAATGAAGTCCTTGAATATTATAACGGCGAAACCTACGAGGAATATCTCGAACGGTTTGCTGAAGACAATATGGATATTAATGATTTAATTAACAAGTAACTATGACGAATGAACAAAGCGCAACGCTGCTTCGCTTGAATAAACAGGCACAAGTGGCAGCACTGAACGCCGTGGGCTTCTCGGATGTCACCGAGAATTCCCGCGCATCTGAATTTGGACAACGTATCAAGTGGGCCGCTGGCTTGCTTGATTTGAATCTTGCCTGTAACCGCATCTCGGATAACTCCAAATGGTATTTCACCCGTGAGGAATGGGATTCCCTCACGGTTACCAACAAACAGTTGTTTATCAAACGCGGTCTTCGTATCCGTGCCCACGGACACTCCTTCGTAATTTCCGCTCAGGAGTGCTATAATGCCGACATGACTACCACCTTCTACTGGGGCGGTCAGGGCAAAGCCATAGACGGCCTGAATCAAAAAGGACTGGGCGCCATGTATGGCTGCTTCACGGGTGCGGAAGATACCGACCTTATTATCGCAACTCTGAAAGACCAAAATAATAGTGGTGTGATCGGTGCGCCAGCTGCCGAAGCCGCCCGCGCCTACCGTGCCTACACTTTGGAAAGTGATGGTATCGAGGATGAATCCAACTGGTTCCTTCCGTCATCCGGTCAAATGCTTCTGATGTACCGCTACCGTGATAAAATCAATGAGATGATGCGTACCTTTTGGAGCAGTGATTCCATGCTGATGACCGATAAGTATTATTGGTCAAGTACGATTTGGGATAATAATTCCGCCTGGACTTTCGAACTGAATACCGGACGTATTACGAACCAAAACAAAAATTCAAATCTTCTCCATGTGAGAGCTGTTGCTTCTGAATAGTATTAACCTAAAATTATATAATAAAATGGATAAAAATATCGCTAACGCAATGCTTATGCGCCTGAATAAACAAGACCAAGTTGCGGCTTTGCAATCAATCGGTTTTACAACCGTCAATGAAAATACCCCGGCGAGTGACATCGCCAAGTATATGCAATGGGCAGGTACACTTCTTGACCTTTCTTTGGCTACGCTTCGAATCGAAGACGGTGAACAAGTCTTTTTCACGGCTTCCGAATGGAACTCCATGAGCGCGAATAACCGCTCCAAGTATATCCGTATCGGCATCCGGCTACGTGCCGAGTGTCACCAGTTCATTATCGCCAAAAGCGACTGTGTCGCCGCCGATGGTACGAAAACCTTCAAATGGGGCGGCTACGGCACAGACCTGCGCGGCCTGAAAAACTACGGCAGTGGTAACCAAGGACTCTATGATACGTTCGACGGCAAAGAAAATACCGATGTTATAATAGAAACCCTTGCAGGCGTCAAGGACACCCAGGGAACTGTCGGTGCCCCTGCCGCCGAAGTTGCCAGAGCCTATAAAGCCTGTACGCTTGAATCTGACGGAATTGAAGATACAACCGTGTGGAACCTGCCCGCATTGGGTGAACTTATGCTTATGGCCAAGTATAAAACCGAAATCAATGAGCTCATAACTTCTATGTTTGGCAATCAAAATATATTTACAAATGACTGGTATTGGTCTAGTACCGAATATGACGCTTCCAGCAGTTGGGGCGTGAACTTCACCTACGGCCTCGTCTACGCGGGCAACCGCCAGTACGCGTACCGGGTTCGTCCCCTCGCCGCAATAAACACTTTATCCCTTTAATTATTTATCCCTTAGAGAGTTAGCTAAATAAAAGCCCCGGTAGGGGCTTTTTAGTTTCACTTTTTTGAGCTAAAATTGTGTTAATTGCTTTACAGTTATTAACTTTGCGCCCTCTAATACATACATTAAAATATTAAAAAATTAACATGGCACTTACACAAGACCTTCCTATATCAAATTCGATGTATAAGCTTCTGAACCTTATCATTGATGCCCGGCAACAATTCCCCAAGGCGTTCCGGTATGAATTTGGTACGGAGTTGATGATGCTTGCCGTCCATTGTTGCGAATATATCCGTTATGCAAATACAGATATGAACCTTGAGCACCGTGCAGATTATCTGATGAAGTTTTTGTGTGAGTTTGATGCATTGAAATTACTGCTAAGAGTGTGTGAAGAACGACATTTGACCAGCCTGACTCAAACAGCCGAAATCTGTCTGCTTGCAGAGAGTATCGGTAAACAAAGTACCGGCTGGTACAAAAAAACGGTTGCAGATCTCCAACGGCAAAAAGCTAACGGATCGCAACAAGTCGCAAAGCCGGAGCTGTAATCTTTACGGAGATTATGGGTGAGCAATTAGAATTATTTATTGGGCATCCCCCCGGTGATGAGCCGGGAAAGACTAAGATAGCGGATGCAACGGCTTCCAGCAGTTGGAACGTGAACTTCAACAACGGCAACGTCAACACGAACAACCGCCAGAACGCGAACCGGGTTCGTCCCCTCGCCGCAACAGGTAATATAATCTATGACATACTTCTTAGCAGTATTTTCGAAGCATCCGAAGATTGTGCCAGACAGAAAAGAACGAGTACGGATTGTGTTGAGTTCTATAATGATTATCAGTCCGCATTGGTGCGGCTATGGTATTCTATTATTTACGGTGAATATGTACCGGACTTTTCAAAAGTATTCATACGGACTTACCCTGTATATCGGGAAGTCTTTGCCGCCGCTTTTATTGATCGCGTTGTCCATCACTGGATCGCTCTTCGTATCGAGCCGATCTTAGAGGAACGCTTCCGGGAACAAGGAAACGTCTCCAAGAACTGCCGGAAGGGTGAGGGATGCTTGTCTGCCGTGCACTATCTGAATAACATGATAGTCGAGGTCAGTGAGAATTATACTGCCGATGCGTACATTTTCAAAGATGACCTATTCAGTTTCTTCATGTCTATCTCGAAATCGTTGGTATGGGAGATGCTGAACATATTCGTAAGGGACAATTATAAAGGCGATGATATTGAATGTTTGCTTTACCTTCTAGCCGTTACTATCTTTCATTGTCCACAAAATAAGTGTATCAGACGCTCTCCCGTCTCCATGTGGGACAGACTTCCCAGTAATAAAAGTCTGTTTCATAATGATCCTGACAGAGGAGTGGCTATCGGGAACCTGCCGTCACAACTCATAGCCAACTTTCTGGCGTCTGTATATGATTATTTCGTGATGGAAATATTGGGATTCATGTATTATGTACGCTTTGTTGATGACTTTTGTATCGTAGTGAAATCACCGGAAGAAATATTGTCCAAAGTCCATCTTCTTGATGGTTTCCTGAAAGAACAACTCCTTTTACGGTTGCATCCACGCAAACTGTATCTTCAGCATTATAAGAAAGGAGTCTTGTTTGTTGGGGCGTTCATTTTGCCGGGTAGAATTTATGTATCTAACAGGGTGGTTGGTAACACATATAACGCTGTCAGGAAATTTAATAGAATAGCTGAAAATGGATTTGCAGAAGCGTATGTTGAGAAGTTTGTGAGTACGATGAACTCTTATTATGGCCTGATGAAACACTTTGCAACGTACAATATCCGCCGTAGAATTGCAGCGATGTTACTTCCTGAATGGTGGGAATATGTTTATATCGAAGGACATTTTGAAAAGTTTGTATTGAAGAATAAATATAACCATAGAAAACAACTAATTAAACATATCAAAAAACATGGATCAAAAAAATATCTTACCGCGTGGGATTGTTAAGCCGATAGAGCAACAGCCGGACGGAACCTGGATTGTACGTCATCACTTCCGGGTGGTTGGTACAAATGAGAATGGTGAAGAACTTGTAACTTTTGCCAGTTCGGAATATCCCGAAAAACCTACAATACAACAGATTCAAAGAAGTATTGACCGTTATCGGGTGTGTCTAACAATGTATGGAGATACAATTTCTGACGAAATAGAAAAGGTTGATCTTTCCGTGTATATGTTTACGGATTAATAGTTCAATCTATCGGTTATTTTAAGGGGTGCTTTTCTAGCATCCCTTTTTTTGTAATTGAAAAAGCGAAAATTATAATAATCTGTTTTATAGCGGTTTATCATAGGATTGATTTTCAAGATTTTCTATTTTTGTAAAACTGGTTATTATACTTGATACATTTGTCTCATACAGAATATTCTTTTTAATAATTAAACACTATGAGTATGGGTATAAAAGTATTGTATGATTGGATTTTGCAATCTAACCGACCGGCACACATGAAAGCCGGGATGTTTGTTTTTATTGTGATGCTTGTCTTTTGTTTTTTTCCATTAGACATTGCTTTCTGTAAATCTGCTATTGTTGCTCTTGCTACAACAGCTATCGCTGCTGTAGTAGTTGAGTACATTCAAAAGAAGTGCGGATTTATTTTTGATTGGCTTGACGCCTTGGCTACCGTGTTGCTTCCGGGGCTGATTACAATGTTATCAACATTTATAGCTTCAACCTTATAAGATGAGATTATGAAATGGTTGTATGAGCTATTTAATGTAGACCAGATACGAATTATTTTCGTGTCTATGTTCAGCTCTCTTCTTGCTTATTTGACACCGACCAAAGGCTTTTTGATAGCTTTAGTTATTATGTTCGGATTCAACATTTGGTGTGGAATGAGGGCTGATGGGGTTTCGATTGTACGTTGTAAAAACTTCAAGTGGAGTAAGTTTAAAAATGCTTTGGTAGAGCTTCTTCTTTATCTTGTAATTATAGAGGTTGTTTTCACATTTATGACCTTGATAGGAGACGGTGAGAACTCATTATTGGTAATTAAGACTATTACGTATGTATTCTCTTACGTGTATCTTCAAAATGCGTTCAAAAACTTGATTATTGCTTATCCTAAAAACAAAGGGTTCCGTATTATCTATCATGTAATACGCTTTGAATTTAAACGTGCTACACCTGCACATGTACAGGGAATTATTGATAGGATTGAGAACGAATTAGATAAGGAGGAAAAAATATGAAAGTATTGATTGATAATGGTCACGGTGAAAATACACCTGGTAAACGTTCGCCAGATGGGAGATTAAGAGAGTGGGCGTATTCAAGGGAAATTGCTGATAGAGTAGTATCTGAATTGCGCAAGAAAGGTATTGATGCAGAACGGATCGTGAAAGAAGATACGGATGTTCCTTTGTTTGAGCGTTGCCAACGGGCTAATGCAATCTACAAAGAGACAGGAAAGAAGGCTATCCTAGTTTCTATTCATTGTAATGCTGCCGGTTCCGGTGCAAATTGGATGAACGCAAAGGGATGGAGTGTGTTTGTATCTAACAACGCATCAAGTAATAGCAAGAAGTTGGCTAGTTGTCTGGCAGAGGTTGCAGAGAGTATTCCAGTATCGGTCCGTAAACCTATGCCTGGACAACCATACTGGCAGCAGAATCTTGCTATCTGTCGCGATACGAATTGTCCGGCAGTATTGGTCGAAAACTTCTTTCAGGACAATAAAGAGGATGTTGAGTACCTTTTGTCTCGGGAGGGCAAAGAGGATATTGCTCGGATTCATATTGAGGGTATTGTTAAATATCTAGGCTTATGAAGGCTCTAATCTATATAACCATGTTCATGATGGCGGGAATATGGTTTGCTTCCTGCAAGACTTCCCGGAATATGGAAACTCAAAAGCAGATAGACTATTCCGGTGAATTGAGTCGTATTCAAAGCATGATTGAATCACTGCGAGTAGATGTAAGTAAGCAAACGAAGGTTACTACTGACAAGTTGAGTGATCTGAAGATTGAGAATAAAACAGTTTACTTGTCTGCTCCGGATTCAACAGGAAAACAACATCCGATTAAAGAAAGTACTACTACTGCATCCAAGCAGGACCAGGAACGGACGGAAGTTGATGAAACATTATCTATCACTTTACAGCAGTTTTCTAATAGTCTGGATTCTTTGAATTATAAAGTAGATGCAGTGCTGAAGCAAAAGGAAAAGGTTATTGAACTGTCATGGTGGGATTTACATAAAGATAAAATTTATATAGGTATTATAGTTCTAATAATAAGTGGATGGAGAGTATCCAAGTTGAGAAATAAGTAGTACTTTTACATCGGAATCCCTTTAATTCCAAATCCGCGACGGCGGAAATCATGCCCTGACCGAATGGCCGGGGCTTTCTATTTTGCAATTTGATGTGACATCTCTCTAAATCATAAATTTAAAAACTTACCTTTGTGACGTAACTAAAAGATATAATAATGAAAGATGCTTTAGATATTATAATGAATTTGTTAAATGGAAAGTATAGTCTTACCATAGTAACTATTGCAGGAGTGGTGTTTATTATATTCTTAATATTAAGAATAGGACTTGATTTAAAAATATTTAAGAAACAAACTCGTTTTTCAAAGTTACATGAAAAAAAATGTGAATCTGCTGGAGTCTTATTTTCTAAATTTCAAAAAATGAAATGGGCTGTTGGAAGGTATATAAGTCCTTATGAAAAAATATATGAAGGAGAGCCTTCTAATAAAAAAATAGTAGATAGTTATCAAGCCTTTTGGGAAGCTTATGAATATTTTCAATGTAATATTATATATTTTGAGCCAAAGTTAAGAGATGATATTTATTCTTTCTTTAAGAGTGTTAGAGGAAATATTGATATGTATGCTCAGTTTAAAGAAGATTATGAACACAATAAGAATCATGAACTATGCCAAAATATGAGAGATTTGATAACAAAATCAGACTCTCTGCTTGATGAAATATCTGAAAAATTAGAATTGGATTTTAGAAAGATTATAGGTAATCAATAAATATATGGAGAATAATTACAATCATGACTCCATTCAGGGAAAAAATGAAAGAGGTAGCCAAATAAGCTACCTCTTTGTTTTGTAATCCTTCCGATCAACAACACACACAATCAACACACTCTCAAGAAGGCTTACATAAGATAGTACTAATATATAAATGAAAAGTTCGATCGTGGATATAAAAAAAGTGAGGGGAACCACCCCCTCACCAAAGTCAAACCAAAATAATCCGAATTATGTCCGTATTATCTTGATGTTGCAAAGATACAATTATTTTTCGATTAGACAATAAAAATCCCTGCATCGGCTCAATGCAGGGATGGTGTCAAATAAGAGCTTAACTGATTTTTAATGATGTCTGATGAATCATTTCGCTAACATCGTTCAAAGCGTTCAGGAACGTTTTGAGTTCATTGTCAGTAAAGCGAGCCTTTTTCCCGTTGACTATATTCCCATTAATACGCTGATATAGCCAGTTTCTACTTTTACCAAAATATTTCTTTGCAATATAACTGAATGAGATTGCTTCGGGCAATTCTCCAAGTTTATCACGTAATATGGCTTCTTCCGCTCTTTCTATATAATCATTGCAGGCATTTACTGTTGCTTTTAGCCCAGCTTCAGATGCTTTTTTGTAGGCTTCCTTTTGGGCTTCCGGTAGCTTATTATATTTATCCTGCATTTCCTTTTTGAAAGCTTCTTTTTCTTCTGTGGTTTTTAGTTCTTTGAATCTTTCAAAGTCAGCCTGCATTTCTTTTGTTGGCAGGCAATCATTCCAATCTATCATAGCTTTTAATGTTTGTCCCTCCCCGAAGGGAGGGATGTTAATTACAACTTTTTTAATTTCTCTTGGATTTCGTTCATCCGATCGAGTATGTCATTTATAAGCGCTTCCCGTTCTTTGGCATTTTCAGGAACCCCATAGGCCTCGTGAAATGAAGCGAGAAGTTTTAAATTCTCATACTCTTGTTCTAATTCTTTTTTTTCTTCATCTTTCATCAGTTAAACATTAAAATTAAGAACTCTTATTTGACACTACAAAGATAATAAGCATTTGGTTATTATGCAAATTCTTAGTGATTTATTTTATATGTGATTATTCATTTTTCAAGTTGTCAAGTATTTCCCTGATTGCTTTATCAGCGTGTTTTCTCATTATTGTGACATAGTTGAAGATTGGTCTATCTTCTTTCATTGATTGCCCGATACAGTATTCCAGTGTACTAAGAGGAATTCCCAGGTCATATCCATGTTGGACGAAAGATTTGCGGGCTGAATATAGGGTGAATTTATGCCTGATTCCTGCCACCTTGCCTAATTGACTGATTTTCCTGGCCAGCAGGTTATAGCAGGAGGTATAGTTCTTGTATTTCCCGAATATGATTTTCCCTGTATTCTTTTTCATATACTTTTTTATAATGGGCTTTGCTTCTTCGGGAATGGAAAAGGAAATCAGGGAGTCCCCCTCTTTGGTGTTTTTGGTCTTTTTTCGGATGTAGTTTATTTCATCCGTCCGGAAATCGTATGCTAGTATGTCTACTAGGTTCATGCCGGCAAGATAATAAGTAAGCATGAAAATGTCCCGTGTGACGTTGAGATTGTAATGCTCTAAATTGGCGTCCCTGATTGTCTTGAGTTCTTCGACGGTGATTTGCGTTTCCCTCTTTTGGGCTGATGGAATTCTGGCTGTGATGAAAGGGTCGATATCGTAGGTGACGTATCTCATCTTTATAGCATAGTTAATGATAACCTTTAGCAGGGTTATGTAGATGTTGATTGTGGTGCTTGACAGCTTTGTCTTTTTGAGCCATGATATGTACTGGTTCATTCTGATAGGGGTAATATGTTCCATGAGAGAACCGTTCCCGATGAATTGCATAAACTTGTTTGTGGCCAGCCGATAGAGTTTGTATGTCTTGGTACGTTCTTCTTCATCTATTTGGGACAGATATTCATCCACGATATCCTCGAACTTACGATGCTTTTCTCCGTTTAACGGGTTAGTTATCATTTTGACTAATTGCGTGCACGTGAGTGAATCAGGGTAGTCCAGTTCCATGTATCGTTTGAAATAAAGGTTGTATAGCTGTTGTAATTTTGTATTGAGAAAATCCTTGTCTGGACGGTGTACTATTTTACCGTTCTTAAACTCGTTTTCCCTTACCACTATATCCGTGGTGATGAATCTCGTTTCAGAGTTGTGTGCGACTCGAATTCTTATTTTGTGTGTCCCGTCTGATAACCTTTTTGCGGGAACTATTACCAATGTTAATGTAGCCATAATTTGTGTTTTTAGGGTAAAAATGGCGTTTTCGACCATTATTTTTTTAACATCCTATTGTAATTTACTTATAATCAGATTCTAATCCGGGAATTTTCCGACCATAATCCGACCATTTTATAGCGTCAAAAGTGACGTTTTTGCTCTCTATTATAGACTACTAATTGATAGGAAAAATAGTTCGATTGTGCTTTTAATATTCTGTATATCAATAAAATAAAAATCGGAAGCTCATGCTCGCTCGCAGGCTTCCGATCAACACAAAAACTAAACTAGACTTAACTAAACTATTCTATTCTTGGAATTTCACAATCCCTTTCTGTTCGTTGCAAAGT